CCAATAGCTTGGTATGTCGTGAGCTTGGCCTCACTGTTTCTCCTAGTTTGGATCGCCTCCGCAAGGCAACCATTAATTGGGTGATGCAGCCCCTGGGCAAGTCAGACGACAAGTACCTGGACAAGCAGTTCTGGCTCGACCAGAGCGACAGCTTGATGTACGCAGGGAAAGCGGAAGGTCTCATCGAAACTCAAAGAGCCAGGATGCCTGCGTTCTTCGAGATGAGTAATAGCGACCTTCCAAGTTACGCTTGAAGTAAGACTCAAGGGCTGCTATGTTCCGTCACGACTCTAAGTTTGTAGATCCTAATTTCTACGTAGATCCCTTAGCCAAGGAATTTACTGGAGTCGAATGTCATATCCGTTGGTGTCAAATTTTTGGCACCTGCGGTAACCAAGACGCAGCAAGAGCAGCCCAACAAGCCGCAGAACAAGCTCAAAGAGAAGAAGCAGCAGCTCGTGCAGAAGCTGAAAGGCAGATCAGAGAACAGCAAGAGGCTCTAGCTCGTGAGCAAGCACGACAAGAGGCGGAACGTGCAGCAGCTCAAGCTGAGTTACAAGTTGCAGAAACTCAAGCTCAAATTGCTGCAAAGAAAAGCGCAGCAACATCAGGGCTTGTTAAAAGCAGAGCTCAACTTGAACAGACAAAACTTCAACAATCAGCAGCTGCAACAGCTATGAGTATCCAGCAAAAGCAGCGTCAAGCAGCTGGAGCAACTGTCGGACAACCTGGCCGTTCAAAAACTCAAGTGACTTCAAGATTAGGTGTTGGTGGCTATGGCGGTACCAGCCCCGTTAAAGTCTCCTCAACCGGTTTAAATATATGATTCCTTTCATTGACCCTGAGATCATCAAATATCTGGAGCAACTTTATCCAGATAAATCGCCTGATCTTAGTATGGAGGAGAAACTTATCTGGTTTTCTGCTGGTCAGGTGTCAGTTGTACGCCACTTAAAAGATCAGTACGACCTCCAAGAGGAGACTAAGTACAACTAACTGGTAGTACAAATGGCTTTCTGGGTACCATTTACAATCGGTCTTACCGCAGCAGCAACAGCAGCTACTGGTATAGCACAAGCGCAAGCTGCAAACCGCCAAGCAGCTGCATCTCGCCAAGCAGCTGAATCAGCGCGTCAAGCAGCACAGGCTCAAATCCGGCAGATGCAAGCTGATGCTGAACAGCGCTCTCGTGAGTTTCAGCAATCTATTGAAGTAAGCCGAGCACAAACGGCACAAGCTACTCAAGCTGCTCAGATGGCACAAGAGAGTGCTATGAGGCAGGTTGCTCAGCAAAAGAGTGCTTCAGCTTTGACTTTGCAACAACAGCAACTACAATCAGCTATCCAACAACAAGCAAAAGTGGCTCCTGTTGGCTCAAAAGTACGCCGCCGAGTTGGTACTCCTGGAGGACTTCGTACTAGTTTGGAGATACAATCGCCTCTTGCCGGTGCCGGAGGTGGACTTGGTTTGGCATCGGATACGTCAACTGGAACTGGTGGTTTAAATGTCTAATGCTGCGGCTCGTTATTCGGCTCTTGAGCCGGAAAAGACTATTTACCTTGACCGCGCTATTGAGTGCAGTAAGTACACGCTGCCTACTCTTATCACCGATAACGATCGCAGTACCGGTAAGAACTTTTACACCAAGATCCCTACTACCTACCAAGGACTGGGAGCTCGTGGCGTAAACAACCTAGCAAGCAAACTTCTTATTGCTTTGCTTCCTCCTAACCAAGCTTTCTTTCGTCTTTCTGTAGACGATATGAAGCTTCAGCAGGAGCTGGAAAACTATAAAGAACTTCAGTCTCAGTTCGACCAGCAACTGTCCCTGATGGAACGTTCCGTGATGCGGGACATTGAAGAGTCAGGTGATCGCACTGCACTGTTTGAAGCACTCAAGCACCTTATTATTGGCGGCAACGCGCTGCTATACGTTTCTGAGAATGGTACCCGGGTATATCCACTCAAGTCGTTTGTACTTAATCGTGATCCTGAAGGAAATATCCTTGAGGTTGTGGTCCGTGAAGAAGTCAACCCTGACGTTCTTCCAGAAGGTGTTGCTCCTAAGAAAACAGAAGGTGGTTTTGTAGACCAGACTGTTTTCCTTTACACCCACGTCAAGTGGGACTACAGCAAGAATCGTTGTAACTGGCAACAAGAGGCGTACAACAAGCCTGTTGGTAAGCCAGGTTCTGTTCCTCTTGATAAAAGCCCTTGGATTCCTCTTCGTATGTTCCGTGTGGCTCACGAAGCTTATGGACGTGGTTACTGCGAAGAGCTACTGGGTGACCTGAAGAGTCTTGAGTACCTCAGTAAAGCAATCGTCGAAGGCAGTGCAGCAGCAGCCAAGATCATCTTCCTCTGCAACCCGAACGGCACGACACGTCCTGACGCTCTTGCTCGGGCTGCCAATGGATCAATTGTGGCAGGCAACCCAAATGATGTGGCTCCTCTGCAAATGCAAAAGCAAGCAGATCTCACGGTTGCTCTTAACACCATTGCAAGGATCGAGCAACGCCTGAGCTTTGCGTTCCTGCTTAACAGCGCTATCCAAGCAGGTGCTTCTGGTCGTGACCGCGTGACGGCTGAAGAGATCCGTATGGTGGCTCAAGAGCTGGAAGCAGGTCTTGGCGGTGTCTACTCGATTCTTTCGATTGAGTTACAGCTGCCCCTTGTGAACCGCAAGATGGCCATGATGGAACGGCAGGGTCGTTTGCCTCGCCTTCCTAAAGATGTTGTCAAACCTCAAATCACCACCGGTCTTGACGCCCTCGGTCGTGGTAACGACAAAGCCAAGCTCATCGAGTTTATACAGACCTTGGCCGGAACACTGGGACCGGAGGCTATGGCACGGTTTGTTAATAGCCGAGAGCTTATTACTCGTCTTGCTGCTTCTGACGGTCTTGATACGTACAAGCTCATCAAGAGTGAAGAGCAACTTATGGCAGAAGAACAACAACAAGCTATGATGATGCAGCAACAAATGGCCGCGCAAGATCCAAACAACGATCCTGCAAAACAGGCCGCTTTAGTTAAAGCTGAAAATGACTCAATCCGGACCGAGCAAGAAGCCGCAGCAGGCGGCCAGTGAAGAGCCTAAAGCAGTAGAAGCTCCGGCTCCTAAGAAGGAAGAGCCAAAGTCCAAGATGGATCTGCTTATTGAGCGTCTCCGTAAAGAGAAGCCTCAGATTTATGAGCAGTATGTTCAGGCTGCTAAGAACCGTCGGCCTGTTTGGATCTATCCTGATCTGACCGTTCGTATTGGTTGATCATGGAAGTCGTTGCTGATGGCGTGTTGGCTCCTGAACAAACAGGACCATACAGCGAACAGGATATGCAAACCCTTCAAGAGGGTGAGCAGCAAGAACAGCAAGAAGAACTAATCGGAGGCAAGTTCAAATCTGCCGATGATCTTCTGCAGGCTTACCAAGAACTTGAAAAGAAACTTGGAAGTCGTTCTGGTTACGAGACCGCAGACGAGCAATCTCAGGAAGATACTTCTCAAGAAGATCAAGAACCTGAAACTTCTGTTCTTTCCAAAGAGGAAGAAGACACCATTATGGAAAGTATTGGTGGAGTGGAAGCCTTTTCAGTCGTTCAAGATTGGGCACGTGAGAACCTTGACCAAGCTGAGATTGAAGCTTACAACCGCGAAGTAAACAGCGGTGACTACTACCGAGCTCGTAACGCCTTGCAATCACTGCAATATGCGTACCAAGACAACGTGGGTAGTGAGCCTGCTTTGATTGGTGGCAAACTTTCTGGTAACAGTGCTGACGTGTTCCGCTCTACCCAGGAAGTGATGGCTGCTATGAACGATCCTCGGTATTTGCAGGACACTGCTTATACCCAAGACGTACAAGAAAAGTTGTATCGTAGCGACGTTCTCGGCCCTAGGGGTTAATATCGAAATAGCGAACGTGTCATTGTTGCCGCTGAGGCGATAACAACAGTCGAGGCGAACGCGACTAACAACCAACTAAAACTTAGAAATGCCTGACTTTGCATCT